AAACTGCTGTGAAAGTTATACCAGAACCTTTAGCAAAAAACAAGGTATTTTTAAAGTTTTTTACATGAGTTGCACCAATAACGTCTGTAGGCGCACTATTTAAAACGGTATAAGTACTCCCATTATATATAGCTGGTGCGTTAAGTCCATCGACAAGTATAATTTTATCTGTGCCGTCAAAGTTATACCGATCAAAACGCAGTCTCCCAGCACTTTCACGCGACGTAGATAGAAATGTAATAGCTGCATTATCAGCTGGACTACTTGCCAATGCAGGATTAATAGTTAGTGTAGCTCCACCTGCTGTAACAGTAGCGTCTGCGGTAACGGTATATACTAAATCTACACTATCAATTTTAAATACGTCACCGGCTTGTGGAGCGTCAGTTAAACCATCTACAACTAAACTAGATCCTGTCTGAGATCCACCATTAACTAAAACTGTACCATAAGACGGAACATTTAAGTGTGTAAAACCAGAACCTAATGTTTTAAATGTATCAAAGTTACGCTGTACTATAACTTGATTTTGATATACAGCAAGTCCAGTAATTAAGTGTGCTGTAGTAGTACTTTCAAATGTAATAACGGCAGCATTAGCAGGACTACTATCTAATGAAGTTGTTAATGTTAATGTGGCTCTATTGTTTGTGGCGTCAAAGCTAACACCACCAGCAGCTATAGTATATGTACCTGTAACACCATCTATACTAAGTGTATCACCTGCTTCTGGTGTTTTATGTATATTGCCTATAATAAGTGATGTACCAGTTTGTGAAGCACCATGTACCACAGGTACACCGTATGGAGGTACTAAAGCACTGTCATACTTATCAAAACCATTGATACGCCTATAGCCACCTTCAATAGACGGCTCAAAGTTACGTAGTATAGTAGCACTACCCGGAGCATTTATACCTTGCTGTAAAGGGCTTAAATTGGTTATTAAACCCCCTCTAAACTCTATAGGGTACGTTTGCCATGATTCCATTATAGTGAATCCAAAGACGAGCCTGCATTAGAAGATGAAGCCGCTAAACGTCCTCCACCTTGATTGTTACTAACCATATAACTACGTAAGTATTCATATCTATTAATAAGCATACTACGCATATTCTTAATACCGTCCTCAAACTTTTGTAATGATAATTGAGCCATTTGCCCGTCACCCCTAAACAAATAAGCGTAGTACATTGATCCATCTACAATAATATGTTTAAAGCGTTCGGGTATAACAGGAACATCTGTATAAAGTTCTAAGTCTACAGGTATACGATAATACTCATAAACAACTGTGTATGCTTGATCTGGTGGAGGAACCATTCCATACTCTAGAGATGGAGCATGAAATACATAATTGGGCAAGCTATTATTTAGTGTGCTAGTTTTATACTCTTGTGATACAGCTTTTTCTAAATACTCTTCGTAATCTAAAACCTTTAATTTTTTAGTATTATTATTTAGAGAACTATCTTCCTTAATTCTAAAGGTATCAAAAGAAATAATCTTACAGTCATCTGGAAACGGATACCGTGTTGTACCAGCAGTAAGTGTATCTTCTTGTGTTACATGATTAAATGGCCAGCTAAACTCTGATTGATTAATATGCCTAAGTGACGCATTAACTGCGTCTTTAGCGTGAGCATAAAAACCTTTAGATGTACTAAAGTTAGCTGACGTTAACTCAACTTCATTAAGTCGTCTGTTTATTTCGTTTACAAGACCGAGAAAATTATATGCCATTATTTCTCTCTTATAGTTAGTTTAATAGATCTTTCAGCTTGACTGCCTGTACTGTCCGTTATGCGACACATAAACGTATATTCACGATTGTTTACACCACCACCAATATTTATAGTTGCTACTGTGTTTGTATTTGTTTGACTTACGTTTTGAATACTATCTGTAGTAGCACTAGATGATGCAGTAGTAAGTGTTTGACCAGCACCAAGTAATGTTTTAGTATTATATGCCGCAGTTTTAACGTACCATTGTACAGAAGAAATAGTAGCGGTATCAAGAAAGCGTGACCAATCTACACTATAATCTAGCTGTTCATCTGGATCTTTTACGGGCCAACGGTATGACATATATTACTCCGTTACGTATACAGTGCGTTCCCACTGACTTGGTTTACGTTCTACATAAACAGTACGTTGTTCTTTTGGTATTTCCACAGTTCGGTCACTTGCAGTAGTTTGTCTATGTATAATTACAGAACGTACTTCAAAAGGTATATTTATTGTTCTTTCAAATGCAGTAGACATTAGGCTGCTCTTGGTATATGCACAGTACGTTTTTTACTGTATAAATCTTTTACTGCCTCAAAGTTAAATACTACTGCACTTTCTGTTGTATTATTTATAGCACCAGTACTAGCAACAGCTACAAGAACCTCAGTTATATTTGGTTGTACAGCTGTAACTGCACCTATACTACTTACACTGTCTAAAGCCTCGGTAGGCTTTTCTTCTAAAGTATTTACTGCGCCTGTAGCTGTAACACTTGTCGGTACAATAACAGATGTTGCGTGTGGTATAATTGCAACACTTGTAGCTGTACTGCTTACTGCTGTAACAATTTCTGTTACGTTTATTTGTACAGCTGTAACAGCACCTGTAGCACTTACGCTATCTAAAACCTCTGTGGGTTTATCTTCTACAGTGTTTACGGCACCTGTAGCTGCAACACCTGTAATCGAAGTACTAACATGCTCTGTTATAGTACCTATAGAGCCTGTTGCTGCTACCGCTGTAAGTGTTACCTTAATAAAGGCATTTACTGTACCTAAAGCGCCTGTAGAGCTAACACCAGCAGAAATAACCTCACTGATGTCAATTTCAAAACCACCGGCAACTACTGGAGCTATTGAGCCTGTTGAGGTTACGCCAGTTAAACCAGCTGCCGTATTATCTTGTACTGCTGATACTGCACCTGTTGCTGATACAGTATCTAAATTACTGACAATTATCTTGCCATATTTAGCTGTACCATATACACCAGTCCCGTAGACAGCCGCATTTACAGTAACAGCCATAATTTAGTCCTTAGTCGAGTCGAATAACTGCGGTAGCTCCAGCGGCAGGAAATTCAATAGTTAAGTCACCTGCGGTTGCGCTTACTGTACCACCAAAATCAATAACACAAATTGCTCTATTCGACTTTGAGGAATTATAAATAATACAACCATCAGCAGAAACGGTTACGTCCTCAAATACTTCATCGGTAAAGTCTACATAAGCGGTTGTGCTGCTAGTTGCGATAGTTGCACCGTCAAGCGCCTGACCACCCGTAGTATAATTTGTACCTGACGCTTCGTCAGAGTTACCAGTTACATCAGAATAATTTGTTGTTGCTGTTCCGTATGTGCCAGTAGGAGTCGCTTTAATAAGCGCCAACTTAATAACGTCTGTGTCCATGTCGTGCGTACCACCCAACAACTCTTGCTTAAAGCTGGTACACATTGCTGTAGTGATAGCCATATTTTACAGTCTCCGAATAATATAAAAGTAGGAGGTAGCCCGAAGGCTACCCCCATTTATTTAGTGCCTATTAGGCAAGTGCGTCGCGTGCTACTTCGTCAGCGCCAAGAGCGCCAAGTCCGTCAACGTCCATTAGAATAGCCCATACACGAACGACACCAGCAGTCGAAACTGTGGTTGCAGCTTGTATGAGAACATCAATGGTGTCAGCGGCGCTACCGATAACAACAGGCTGGAACGCAGCAGCGTTCTGTCCGTAGTCACCAGCAGAAGCTGAATCTAGAGCAAAGCCGTCAACGAAGACATCCGCGTCAACGCCAGTTACGCCCAGATCAAGAATTGTACCCGTGCCACCGGAAGCAACAGTCGTAACTTCCAAGCCAGCATTGAGAATTACCGAACCAGCAGGTACGTTAATTGCCTCAATTACGTCGGCAGCGGCAAGAGCAGAACCTTTAGCGGTAGCAGCTGAAGCCATGTTGATTTCAGCCTCTACAACATAAGGTTGACGTCCGCGTGCGCCTGCACCACGAACTGCGGGATCAAGAGTGGTAATTGTAGCCATTTCTTATTTCCCCCTTATACTAAACAAATTTTGGCGTTAACAAGAGCTTCTGGACGAAGGATCTTGCGGCCATAAAGATGCATACCACGAACAACGTCGGCAAAGCTATCGGGATCACGATAGGTCTCTGTCTTGTTGATTTGCTCTGCGGTAGCTACAGCTGAAGAGTGTCCTGCAACAATCAAGCCATAGTTGGAAGAGTTAGTACCACCGGTGGTGGAAGAACCCGTGCCAATTGATGGCAAGTTGTTTGAAACAAACACTTTAAAGCCTAGAAGGTTGTTGAGAATCAGACCATTCTGAAGACCAGAACCGCCGAAGTCGCTATTGAACAGACGTGAATCTTCGTCTTGAAGGATTTCTTTCACGACTGGATCAATAACAATCCAACGACCATTAGAGTCAACATTCTGTTGGTCAAGCTTACGAGCCATACGAGTAATAACTTGCATAGCATATGCGTTACCAGAACCAACAGTGGCGCTGTCGTTTCCTGCGCGTGGCTTGATGCCGATTGCGCTACCGGCGGAACCGCCGAAGTCGTCAGCTTCAAGTTTCATGCTGGAAAGTAGTTCGTCAGAACCAGCAGTTGCAACGGCTT